CCCACCATCACACAAAACTGTATTACCTTTAGGATCATCATTAACTAACTGCTTATTCTTACTTCTTTGCTTAACATTCTCTTTATGTACTGCAACACACCCAGGCATATCAATGATAGGTGTACCAATTCTGGTAGTAACAGGAACCTGTATGGGTATTGCCTCAGGTGAGGTCTGCATCCATATCCTTTGGTCATCTATTACAATAGGTTTTCTAAGTGCTTCGTTAGTCTTGATATTTACCTGAGCATTTTGGATCAGCCTAATTGCACCACCTTGAGTGGTGATATTAGGTATATTAATATCATTAATAGGATCCATATGATATATATTTATTTAACTGTGAGGGATGGAGTCGAACCATCAAGTCCCGCCAGGAACAGTAGCTAAACAGGCTACCACGTTTACCAGTTTCGTCACCTCACAAAGAAGGCACTACTTGAGTGCCGAGATTAGACGAGTGATTCCGATTCCACCACCACTTCTAGGGAAGAAGTCAAAGGACAAGAACTTATCCAGTTCATCCTCTACTCTTTCCTCACCAAACTTATCGTATAACAGTTGAGCGTAACCACCATCAGAGATAGTGTGGAATGTTTCCCTCATCTGTGCCTTGTCAGTGCTCCTCTCAGCACTGCCTATGGTCTCCATACCACCTAGGATAACATCAATCTTACGACTGGTACCATCACTATTCCTTGCCATGTTCCAGAAGGGTGATGTCCACTCAGGGAACTCAGTGATCATACCTCTACGAATATCTAACTCATGATCATGATCAAGTTCTCTTGTCTTAAATTTATCACCCCACTCAGCATAGGTCTTGATGTTAGATCGACTCAATGGGATACCTAACCATTCACACAACTCCCACTCCATGTCTTGAAGTTCTTCAACACCTCCCTTCATTTCAAACTCAAACATAGGGAAGATAGTTTCATGTCTACCTGGGACTGGGTTAGGCTCTGCCCTATACGACGTTGAGACACAGAAAAACCCTTCAGCAGAAGGGTTACTTAATAACTCGTGCTCTAACCACATCTGACCTGTCTGAGGTAGGGGCCAAATGTTATCATTATAATTATAGGTCGCTACTGTCTCTGGATCCTCACAAGCAGCAAGTATACTCAAACGATTTTGTGTATGCACCTCATAGAAATTCTTAGACAAAAAAAATGACCGTAATTCGGTCACCGCATCCGTGTATTCTTTTGGGTCAATCAAACTTGTCATTATTTTAGATCAAACTGAATTTATTTAGGTATTTTATTTTTATAGTTGCCAGTTGGTTGTGGTGTTCCCGTGACAGGACCAGTCTTAGTGGGCCACATCTCAGCGAATGCACTCCTAACTTCTTCTCTAACTATAAGTCTTAACTCTGTTGCCTCTGCCTCTACCCTTTTTTCAGGGCCACCCGTAGCGTGGTCGAGAGCAACATTGCCACCCACGATGGATCCAGTGCCGACAACTGCGGCAGCGGTTCCATAGGTAGCAAGCTTTTGTACGTCCATTAGTCCGATAGTACTTTGACTGCAATAGCAGCGACTGCAACAACGAGTACTCCTATACCAACACCACCCCAGGGAAACCCTGCTGGCTCTGGCACTGCTGGTGCGAATGGCACATCAGCGGGGATTTCAACTCCTATTGACTCAAGTGTTTCTGCAACACCTATTCCTGCTGCTGGATTAAATTCTTTTTCCATGTTAATTAAAAGTTACAATTAATACGACTCTTCGATCCCTTAGTGGGAATCTGTGACAGTGCTCACCATTGAATAGAAGCACATCATCTTCAACAGGTGTATGAGGACCGTCCATTGTTACGGTATCTCCTCCTGCATCAGTCAAGTATACCAATAAATTAGTATGCTTAAAGTCATGGTCAACGTGACGTGCTGTAGTGTCCACATTATAAAACCATGGATGGACTGCGTTAGCATTATATCTGAAGATATAATTGACATCCAAGTTATTGTAATCAAATATCTGATTGATAACTGTGTTTGCCAACTCCATATGTGGAGATGTTATAGCAGGAAACCTTCTATCAGGATGAGGTCTTTCTAAAAAGACATGTGAATAGAAATGAAAATCATCCTTAGGATTTCTCTCATAATACCAAGAGAAGTCATCCGATAACACTAGAGATTTGAGGTCTTCATACTCTGGTGTTATCGGATTACCAATCAGTTCCACTATAACCCTAGTCCTGCTGGAGGTGCAAGTTGGGTTACTGCTCCTTCTTTTCCTGCTGGGTCACCACCACCTAGTGATGGTAAATCATTACTACCAGTTGGAAGCTCGGGTGCCAATCCACCACCAAGTCCACCTAGTGATCCTAATACTGCCTCTTGTACCTTTTCCTTAACGTCCTCTACGATCTTGTCCTTATTAATAAACACGTAACCACCAAGGCCGACAACGGCAAGAGATACAACAGCAGACGCAACAGCAAGTACATTTACAACTTTTTGCATTTTTCTTTTCCTTTAGTATAGATTCTCTTCTTGCTCAGTTAATAGAACAAGATCTGAAGTAGGGTATGCTACACATGTTAGCACAAAACCAGCTTCAATTTGATCCTCATCAAGAAAACTTTGATCTTCTTGATTAACGGTGCCTGATTCTAATTTCATAGCACATGATGAGCATGCACCTGCACGACATGAAGAGGGATGGTCTATCCCTTCTTCTTCTAATGCATCAAGTATGTAGGTGTCACCATCAACTGCTATAGTTGACTCATCACCTTCTGGAGACTTTAAAACGACAGTGAATGCCATAATTTAATTACAACTGATAGGGTTTTTCATCTTTCTTACCAGGATCTACAGCAATAATCTTTAAGGGAGCTTGCTCAATCCTTAGAGTCTGGACAGGTCCACCAGTGCCGTTACCGCCACCAGGTCCACCACCATCACCATTCATCTTCATAGTGCCATCACCCTTCTTAGATGCTGTCTGAATTCCGAAGCTAGCTAAAACTCCTGTAAAAACTGAAGCTATAAAAGTTGGATCTATTTTCTGTTGTGGAATACCTGGGATAGCAACATAATTTAATGTCAAAATCCCGCCGGACCACACAAGAACACCAAGTCTGACCATGCTGGACAGTAATGCTGCTTGTTCATCCTCATCTGGTAATACTTTGTCTTTTAGTTTACCAAGGAAACCTTTCTTTGTCAAGTCCTTCTTTGGTTCTACTACTTCTTCTGCCACTTAAACCTCCGTTGGTTGTTTCTTCTTACCAATATTGTATTTGGATTCAAGAGTCCATTCACCTTTATCTTTAAATGCCAGGACCTTAATCTGGTTAAGTGGAGCGAGGTCTTCTGCCTCTGTTGCTACTGATATCTCTACCAACCCCCAGTCAGAGAGTAGTTTCGCAATGCGATTGCGACGTTGGACATCATTTGATGTAATGTTAGTAGGTTTACCATCCAGTGCAAAGAGTTCTTTGAAGTGGACGATGTAATACTTACCACGTTTATGTAGAATGTGACAAGACTGATAGAGTTTACGCTCTTTTCTGGACGCTACACCTATACGAGTCAGTGTCTCTCTCACTTTGAGAAAGTCATCTGGTTCCTTAAGGGTAACCTCCAACATCATGTCTTGAGACCAACTGATCTCATCACTCATTGTCTTCCTCCAGTATTTAATTTTGATCTAATAACTTCAAGTTGCTCTTTAGACAATAATTTCATAGCCTGCTGAGCTTTCTCAGTGTTATATCCATAATATTTTTTCACAAGGTCAAGGTCACTGTTTTTGGACTTCTTATCCCAAGGAGAAAATCGCTTTGATTTTCTAACACTATGTATATAATATTGATACTGAAGAAGGTTATCCAAATGTGAAGAAGCATTCATTTCATTGGCATGTATAACCGTGTCAATGAATCCAGACAGACATTTGTTTACAACGTATGCTGGATACTTTTTCATTGCTCTCTCATCTCCAGAGAGGTCACCTTTTTTTAAATTTATACTGTTGAGATAGTCCTTAAGAGGATACTCATGCATATAACTGCTCCAGTGGCGTTCTATTAATGTCGTAGTTACATACTAGCAATTCTTTCTTCTGCTTATTGTCTGGCCTATGCTTCATACCATAGGTAATTTTAAATTCTTCTTGATGGAAACTACTATACGCTTCCTTTAGACTGTCGGAGTTATTATATGTCACAAACCAGTCATGTTTACAGTCCTCACATGCCTTGATGAAATCCTCATGGTTGAATGACTTATGCAACTCAGCATTACTACCATAGAGATAGACACCAATCTGATATGGTGGGTCTAGGTAGATGAATGTGTCCTCACCTGGTGCTGCCATCACCTCAGAGTAATCAAGGTTAGTAATCCTCCACCCTTGAATCAAACTAGAGATAAACTTAAGACCTGATGCTCCACGAGTAGTGAAATTCTGACGTGATGCAGTAGCACTGAAGGAACTATTCTCTGTTAGACCAGAGTAACTACACTTGTTAAGAATCCAGAAGAGACATGCTCTCTCAAAGTCATCTTCCTCTGTCTTAATGTTATCCTTAGATGCCTTAAACAACTCCTTGGCCTTATCCTCTGAGCTATGGTCTATCTTATACTCACGCAATGCCTCACTCAGGTCATCACCTCTCTTCTGTAGTTGCACCCAGAAGTTATAGAGGTAAGTATACTTGTCATTAATCCATACAGGGATGTCAGGATTCTTCTGTGCAAATAGTAATGCAACTGACCCACCACCTATGAATGGTTCACGATACTCTTTAAGGTCAGTAGGAAAACGAGGGATAAAGTCTTTTGCTACCCTTGACTTACCGCCAGGATAACGTAGTGGAGTTTTCAAATACTTCATAATAATTTTAAATTAACTTGGGGTAGTCCATATGGACCTGTGTTGACCTTTCCAGTAGGTAAAGCATTAAATGCTATAGTCCATCTATCAAAATCTTGCATCTGTCTTCCAGAGAAGTGATGCAACCAGGATGGGAAGATGATTAACTTACCAGGATTGGACTGATACATCTCATTGATGCCTAGGTTCCAACCATCATCCTTCATAAGGTTGTCTTGCCATACGTCAAGCGTATCGCTAGTCCTTGGTGTACAAGGGTCACCAAAGATAGTAGGAGCACCCTCTGTAATATAGTATACACTACTTACATAGGACATGGGGTGCCTATGTAACGGATGTCCCCATCCACTCTGGGATGGAGCATGATTAAACCATGCAATACTTATCTCTAACTGGTCACAGTTAAGCTCAAACCTTTCCTTATATTGTGCCAAGCACTCATTGAAAAACTTAACCACCCTCTGCACACATGGTGCATCCTGCTTATGCATGTCAGTCTTACTGGTGATGACACCTTCAGGAAAATTAGATTGGTTAGCAGGGAATTCTCTACCCCATGCTTTAAATTCTTCACACCACTCTGGAGTCCATCCAGGGTCGGTGTATTCCATTATCTTAACAGGAAAGTAATGTAGTTCCTTCTCCTCTATCATTTCTTATAGTCCTTCAGTGGTAATGGTCCTAGGATATCCCACCCCCTTACCTTTGGTACGTTAACCATAGGTCTCTGCCATCCACCCATATTAATATCACCTTGTGGGAATGAATTAATTGCTATTGAATACCTATCAATAGGGTCAACGTTAGGGTTACTACCATGCACCAACCAACTTGGGAATATTATTAGTCCTCCAGGACCACCATGGTAGAAGAATTGACAATCTGAACCTGGACCTCCGTCCAAATGTAATTGACCCCACTCTCTCTTGTCTACTGGGTCTAAGAAGAGAGTAGGTGCTCCCTCAGTAAGATAAAATATAGCACTCAAGTAAGACATTGGATGCCTATGTGGGATATGACAATGACCTGACTCAGGATGTGCCCAGTTACACCATGCTTTATTAACAACTATTCTATCGCAACACCATCCATTATCAAAGTGTAATGTGTCTATACACTTCTGTACCCACGACATGAGTGGTTTAAATTCTTCCTTATTATGGATGTCATCAGTAGTACCAGGACCACGTGTAGGCATCGTTGCCAGCACATCATCGTTATAGGACCGATAATCAAGTAACTTTGCTGCTTCTAACGAAGCATTTGTTAGTTCCGCAGTTGCTTGGAAAGACCAACAGCGAACTGGAAATACATTCTCAGTATTATATACTTGTCTACTACTCATAGCACCTCAATTGTAGTTTGTTGATTGATTACACCTACAGGTAAAGCATTGAAACTAACGCTCCACCTTTCTTCCTGCGTAACAGCAGTGTCATGCACCAACCAACTAGGGAATATAATTAACTTACCAGGTGTAGACTCTATCTTCTCCACATGCTGCACATTAGTACCAAAGTTAGTGGCATCAATCTTAGGTCTTTTATTTATCTCAATCTGGCCTAGTGCTCTCTGTGCGAGAGGGTCGTAGAATACGGTAGGGGCACTCGTATTCAAATACAAACACCCACTCCAGTAAGAATTAGCATGACGATGAGGTTCCTGAGCAGTCCCTACAGGGTAGTAATTACCCCACATAGAGGTGACTCTAAACCCATCACAGTCATAGTTATTCTCTTCCTGTATCTCGTTAAGAGAATGCTCAAAGAAGGTAGTCATCTCACTGAATGCAGCAAGCTCCTGTAACCTAGGACCACAATTTAATACTCCTGTGTTAGGTCTAGGTTTTAAATCTTGCTGCATGATTAACTCTACCCAGTTAGTCATAGTAGCAAACTGGAATTCATATACTTCAACTGGATACAGGTGTATTTTATTCATACAACTAGGTCGGAGAGAGTGTATAGACTAAACAATTCAAGTTTTGCAGCACACATATTAGTATCTGCCTCACCACTCACCTGCCTATCGACAATGGTGGCAACTCTGTTAACAGTATACCCTGCTTCTCTCAATTTTTCAACTGCTTTGATAGCACTACCACCTGTTGTAACAACGTCCTCTAGGACAGTGATAGTAGCACCCTCCTTCTGTGGTGGTCCCTCTATCCATGCTTGTGTGCCATGACCCTTTGGTTCCTTACGGACAATGAGTCCATCATATCCACTAATCATAGCGACACCTGCCACTAGAGGGTCAGCACCTAGGGTTAACCCTGCTACTGCTGCCGACCCTTCCTCTACAAGTGTTGATAATTCTAAGCATGCACGACGTAAACCGTCACCACTAAGGGTAACATTCTTACAGTTAACATAGTGCTCAGTCTCTTGACCTGATGACAGTTTAAAGTTACCTAGTTTGTAACATCTGTCCTTTAACATTTGTAGTAGTGTCATTGCCAGTTATAATGATAGAAATTTCCTTCGGGATGAAACATAGGATCTTCACCCACAATACGGTTATGTAACATAGACTGTCCTTTAAAGTCTGTCCTCCCCTCTAATACTTCAAGTGCTTCAACTATCTTCAGTTGACCTTCAGGAGACTTAAGTTTAAGAACTAAATCAGGTTCTGCCTTGAGTGAATAGTTAGTAGTAACTCCTTCATACTGACCAACACTATACACGACAGCACAGACAGTATCTGGAAACTCTGGAGAAACAACTCTGTTTAAGACA